GATAATAATTTAAGACCCAATTAAATGTAATATATTTTTTTTAAATGGACTTAAAGAACTTTGATTTAATAATTGTCGCAATTAATTTTTGAGATTTTACAAAATTGATTTTCATTTTTACCCTTTGACCCTGATATTATAAGATGAGCCTAGTATATAAAAACACAAAAACCTTCTCTATTAAAAAAACTTATCCAGAATGTATCAGTTTTACTTGTGATAGTTGTAATAAAAATTATTGGAGCGATGATGCTTTTGAAGTCTATTCAAGTCCAAAAGTATATAAGATTGAAAATGGAGTAAAAAAAGTCATCAGTCATCGCAAATATTCAGGAACCTGTATCTACTGTAATGTTATTTACAGGTGAGTGAAAAACGGGAAACAAAATTGATTTTGATTTTGACCGGCTGATTAAGGCACATATATCGAGACATCGAGAACAAGAATGCCAAAATCGTGTAATCGCTCATCAGTTATAATCAATTATCAGTTCCAGTGTGGCTTAGTTAAAAATCAGCGGGGGCGTGAAGACCGACAATTGAAATTGTTTTACAAACTCCATCAAAAGAAATGTTCCGTCTGTGCGAGTGTTCCATTTATTCACGGTAATAATACAAAGAAAAGCGAACACAAAGTTCAATTCACAAAAACAAAAGAAGATATACAAGAAATTGTAAGATTAACAAATGGAATGACAAAAAAGAAAGAATTAGAATTGGAATAAAAAAGAAAATTGATAAGTAATCTATTTCTTCTTACCGCATTTATCACAATAATAATAGTTGTAATAGATTTCTTTTAACCAAATTACATATTCATTTATTTTTCTTTGTATCATTTCACACTTATTCAATTTCATTATTAATAACATTATATTATAAATTATTATTATGAGTGATTATAAATTAATTAGTGTTAAAAAGACTGATAAGGGTAATTTTAAATATGAAGCAACTTTTAAAAACAAAAAGACTGAAAGAACAAAAACAACACGCTTTGGATACAGACCTATGAAGGACTACACACAACACAAAGACAAAGACCGCCGTAAAAATTATAGAAGCCGACACGCAAAAGATCTGAGAACAAATGACCCAACTAGAGCAGGGTATTTAAGTTATTATATTTTATGGGGTGATAGCACTTCATTACGGAGTAATATAGCCAGTTATAAAAAAAAGTTTGGATTATAGTAGCAAAAGATGAGAAAATTATTAATTGTAAGAGAACTATGTAATGGCTTTGTAAAAGTAATAAAAGCATTAACTAAGTGTAATTTTAAATTAAGATGTTGTTTTGAAAGTAGTTGTAATACTCCGCAAGAAAATCAAGATTATGATACTGATATTAATACTGTAATAAATAATAATAAAAAATGTAAGACATTAGCAGAACTATAATGCCTATTTTAATTGGAGCAACTGTATTTACTATTTATTATTTATTTATATACGGCATGACTTTAGATTTATTATTGAACTCAAGTGAAAGTAAAAAGTCCAAGATATTTGAAAACAAATAAAAGGTGGGTAGGTAAATCAACACAAACAATCGGCTTCAATAGGAATTACATTTTGGAAATAATTTTTTTGATATTTTTTATTGAGAAAATAAAATTATTCAATTCAACAAATCCTTATCAACTTTTGATGCCTTACCGCCCATAACGGCTGAATATAACCTCGCAACGCCCCACTGTCCCCCAGACATCTTACCTCTCAAACTTGAACCGCCCCTTTTCTTACCATCACTTACGCTTCTTACTGACTGCGGATTTGATAATCTCGCACCTTTTCCTTTCTCTACAATCTTAAGAGCGTTTTTATATTTAATACCGCTTAACTCCGCAATCTTTTTTATTGAATGACTTTCATTTTTATCAAATCCGTGTTTTTTATTAAACTTATTTCTCCAAGTCTCAACCATTTAACTATTAGTTTAAAATAATAAAATTAAATTAAATTAGTAATTTATATTATCAAAATGGCTTCTCTCTCACAAAATGCTATGAATAGATTAACTGATTATTCAATTACTGATGAAGACAGTATCGTAGATATAAGAACAGAGCTTCTCGACCCAATCGTTTCATCAAACTTCCGTTATCAGTTCAGACTTGATGCTTCATCATTTTTAGACAAAAACACTATGCTTTTATTCAAAATGAGCCAGTCCTCAGGTAATTCACAGCGTCTCAACGTTGTTAATGGAGCCTTTGGTGCTTTGTCCGCCATAGAGTTTCAGGTTGGAGACTTTCAGGTTCAGCGTATTGAAGATGTTAATTTATGGGCTACACTTAACTCACTTCTCCGTGAAACCCCCGCAGTTCAAAACAAAAAATTAGGTCATTATTTACAAAATCAGGCTAAGTATGAAGTATTACAGTCCAACGGTGCTGGAGACGGTCAATTAACCGGTGCTATTCAGTTAGATAACACAAACTCAGGTATCAACTTTGGTGCTACTGCTGACGGTTCCGGTGCTGGTGTTAATTCTATGAGTATTCAGGCTGATGCTGATAATTCAGTAAAAGTCGGTATTCCTTTAGGCATGATTTTACCTCTTCTCAGAGACCGTGAAATACCACTCTTTGTTTTCTCACAGTATAAAATACATATTACTTTTGAGTTCTCTAACAGACCACAAGACTATGTAAATGATATTTCAAAAACTAACTTTGCTGGGGGTGAAAGAATGGCTGCCTCCGCAGGTGATGTCGCCTTCCACGAAGTTCAGTTGCTTGTTGATTACTTAGTCCTTCCAGCCCGTGTTAATAACAGCGTTCTCGAACAGACAAGACAAGAAGGTGGTTATATGTTAGATTTTATTAATCCACTTAATGTTAAAAAACGCGTTGATGCTAGAACCGCAAACACAAAACAGAGAACCGAACACCGTATTAATGTAGTAAATATGGAATGCCATTACATTCAGGGATTCAAACAGTTCGAACACGCATCAAGTTTCGCACAAAATTATTATGATAAGATTTTCTTAGGTCAGCGTTGCGATGGTGTATCAAGAGAGGCTCTCCAGTATAATGTAAATGGAGTTGATATTTTCACAGCGGGATCAATTACAAATCCAGTTGAACTTTATAATAATGTTTCTTACACATTAGACAAAGATTTACAGGTTGTTAAGCCAGTATTTATGAATGACCCTAACACACAGGCTTCACTTCTTTCACCACCTGAACTTGGCTTACAAGGAAAGTTCAAACCACTTTGTCTTGACCTCCGTAATGGAGAACCAAAAGTTAGAGGTGGCGGTAGATTTATTGGAGATTATCCAATCCGTGTAATTTATGACGCGACTGGACACGCCGCTCAGACAACAGACTGGTTCAGCGGTACAAATGTTGTTTGTGCGCCAGATGACCTTAAGGCGGCGAACGCAACTTACTTTGTAGGTGTTTCAAGAGTATTGAATGTTAAAACTCAGCCTAATGGTAATATGAGTGTTGTATTAAGTGATATGTAATACTTTTAATAAAAGTATGGTAAAATCAGTATTTTTTAAAAAAAAGTCTATTATATATAATATAATGTCTTCCTTCTATATTGATATAAATGCCAAGAACTCTAAATTATTGAATGATAGTAATAATAGGTTTAGATATGAATTACCTAATTCAATTAATTTACCAACAGGCACTCAAATTACTTGTCTTCAATCAATTGTAAATCAGCAAGGGATCACCGGAGCGAGTATAACAATTGATGAAAAAATAACCGAAAAGTTGATAGTTCAGTATTATATGAAAGATACTGATTACTTCATGCCAACCCCAAAACTAGATGAAACAACAGCATCAACAATTGGAAGTTGGGACGCAATTGTTAGAATAAATCAACATTTGAACGGTTTTAAATACAAAGGCTTTCCTAATTTTACAAATAGTTATGACGCAACTGAGCCTCTACAAGCACGAGGTAATTACGGTCATTTTTCAACAGTAAATAATGAAATAGGTGGAACTGAGATACCTATGCCTCTTCTTATGAGTTGTGGTTATAACGCCGTTGATGAGGGCAATACAAGCGTAGCAAATGAATATGTTATTCCTTTTTGTGGTGAAATTGATATTGTAATTAACAAAGGGACATATAGTGTAAAAGATTTATCACAATACATAACCGAACAAATTAATGGAGTTAAATTGGCTGATTTTAAAAATGAAAATTACATAAAATTACAAATTGACCCTGATGAACCCCCTGATGATTTACCCAGCGGAGCGACTTATTCAGTCCCTTATAGAGGTTTCGCAATAAATAATACAACAATCAGATCAATTAATACATTTAGTAGCGGTCAAGCATCTAATTTTGAAAGTGGCACAGCATTTAGATTAGAACCATATTCATTTGAATTATCAGGTGGAGGCGGAACAAAAATGGTTTCACCTAGACCACTTACTGTAAAAGATAACTCAGTTTTTCAAGCCGTAGCATTTCACCCCGAGTTTGCGAGTGAATGTAGAAAAAATGTTATTCAAGGTTATATTTTTGAAGATGTAGGACAACCTGACGCTTATAAGGTCGCAGGTTTAGCATCAAGAATTAGTCCCTACGTCCAGATGATGAACTTACTTGAAGCAAGAGATTTAAAAGGGGCTGAGCCTGATTTAAGTTATGACCCAACTAGTGCGGGTGTTGGCGTTGGAGCAACTAATTTTAGTTTAAAATATGATGAAGATGGTGGTTTTTTTAGTTTAGACCATTTACATAGCGGTAGATTTATCCCAACTTATGACCGATTTGGTAATAAAATGGATAGTAGCGGACAAGAATGTATTTTTATAAAACGATGCGTAGGTCAAAATGACGATACAAGAGACGGTCAAGCACCGGCGAGACCTGATGTAAATAAGGTTTTACCAGCAGGGTGGAGCAAGACTTATTCGCAACCTATGACTTCAAGTAGTGGTGTTATGGTATTAAATTGGGCTTATAATACAGCCAAAAAATACGGAACAAAACCTCCTATTGACGGTCAAAGAGAAGATTTAAGAGCACAAATACAACCTGATGTTTTAGAAAATATTGATAAGTTTAGATTATATGATGAATGGTTTGATGACTCTGAGAAAGCACAAAAAGCGTGGGAAAATACACTTTGGTATAAATTAGGTTTTACTTATAATGATATTCAAAAAAGTGATAATTTTAGACCATTTTATCAGCCTGACGCACTAAATCCAAATGAAATAATTAAAAGTAGAGCCGAAGGATTTACAACTACGGCTGAAATTGACCCTTCATTAATACCAACCATTTCATCTATGTATAACGGACAAGGTCATTCAGCAAGTGAGCCATCAGCCAAAGGTGGCATCATTCCACTTAACGCAACAATTAACGGAATACAAACTTATAACACACTAGATGTTAATGTTCCTTGGGATTTATTCAATAATAACAAAGCACTTGAAACAACATTAGGTCATACATATGGCGGATACAAAGGTTCTTTTTATACTGGAGCAGTAATGATACCAGTTATAACAACTCCTTCACCAGTAAGAGCATCTAGACTTCCAATTTTAAATGATAATGGTTATATGATTGTAAGCACGGATATTGTAGAACAAAATGATATTGTAAAAAATAAAACAAATCTTGGGATAATTGATTTAATACCAAAATCAAATCTTAATAATCAAGACTATGTTGCCGATAGAAACTCATTAACTCATACAATATCAAATCCAAAAATTATTAATTCAATTAATATTGATATATTGAACCCTGATTTAACTGATATTAATTTAGAACCTAATTCAAGTTTATTATTACAAGTTGTATTACCAACACCAAAACAAACTCTTTTAATACAAAATGCCGTATTACAACAAGCGGAGCAAAATGTAGTTCAAAACGCAAGTCAGTTGGCTCAAGCAGATCAAGCAAAGGGTAATCTAGTTGATATCCCACAAAACTTACCTTACACAACACTTGATTTTACACCAGAAGTTTTGATTGAAGGAACTGAAGAACCAACTGGAGAAGGTGGGGGCGGTGGTGTTGTTGAAACCGTTGAAGAAGTAATGAGACAACAAGTAAGAGGATTAAAAGATGACCCAACCCTAAAAATTACATTCAAAGGACGAGAGTTAAGCCTTGATGAATTAAAACAAGAATATTCAACCGCTGACCCAGCAACTAAAAGACAAATAAGAGCAAGAGTTATAGCACAATTGAACCCACCTGAGGGAGCATCAAGTGAATTATTTTTAGATGAACTTGGTTTCTCAGCCCGTGAAAGGTCGCCTTCACCTGAACCTAGAACCGCTGGAGGCGGAGCAAAAGAAGAAGGAAAAGCAAAAACAAAAATATTCACAAAATTAAGTCAAGTATTAACAAAAAGCAGACAAAAAGGTGGAATTGAGGCTGAAATACAAAAATTAGCACAAGAAACTGGTTTAACAACTGAGTTCATTAATCACTTACCATTCCGCTACGCTGGACTTATTCAAAGGGGTGAAACATCTGAAGCACAAGAATTAATTAAAAGACTTGATAATCCAACATTAAGAAGATTTACAATTTCTTACGCTGGTGATGTAAGAGAATATGAAATAAGAAAAGGAGTAAAAGCGTTAGGTAAAATCAAATTAGAAGATTTGCCACCCGCTATAAGAATAAAAGGTGAATTAAAAAGGTCTCAACAAGAAAGAGAAAGAAGAGAAGGAAGTGCCGTTTCAACTGAAACTGGTGCGGAAAGTGGAGTTGGAACAAGTATAGCAACTGAAGGAGATGTAAGAGAAATCTAATCACCAAACATTACTTTAGCAATTGTTTTATTACTAAAAAATACTAATGAATATCTTGTACCCTTAAAAGGTGCGACTGAATGATAATGTTTCGCTCCATTAAATCTAAACATTTTATTTCTATTATTGACTGGGTATCTTTCATGCCCCTCCCAATTTTCAACAATCAATTCACCGCCGGTGTAATCACCTAGACATAATAAAATACTTTCTCCAACATTTGTTCCATCAATATGGCGCGGACACGGAAAGTTCTTATTCATTTGAACGCTAGTAAAATTGAAATCCGGAAAATACAATTGTTGAAACTCTTTGAATACATCTTGTAAAAAAGGGTAATCGTCCATTACTTTTGTTTTATATAGACCCTTATAGGGACTTGATGTTCTATTTATTTTATTACCTTCTTTGTCTTTTTTTAAAAAACCCTTCCAAGTGTATCCGTAATTCATACTACCCATACTATTATCATTCTTGTGCCTACACATTTTTTGTCTTTCAGTTCCTGAATAAAATTGTATATCTTCTAATATTGAATACAAAACACCTAAATCACAATACCAATCATTTATAAAATAAGTCATATAACTTCATTCTCGATAATAAAAAAAAACAGTTATTTTAATTATTTTTTAGTCATTTTTTTCAATTGCTTAATTAATTCACTTTCAAAATTAGGGTCTTCACGGATTTCTTTTGGAAAACTTGCTATGAACTTTCTTGCTCTTGATTCTGCTTCAGCCCTTGATACTTTCTTGGCTGGTTCTTTCTTTGGGGGTGCTTTCTTGGCTGGTGCTTTCTTAGGCTCTTGTTTTCTTTTTGCTTTCTCTCTTAATTTCTTTCTATCAGCCTTATTTTGTGTTCCTACACAAGTTATATAGCGTCCTCCAGCGGGTGTTGTTCTAGTAAAACAAGGTTCAAATCCTTTCTTTTTTTGGGGCATTTTATTATTTATTATATTTTTTCAGAATAAATGATTTCATTATTTTTTAAAAGTTGAATTGTTGTATAAAAACCAGTATATCTATTCTTAAGATATTGATAATACTTATCATTTTCTTCTAATGATTTCCAAGTCATAAGTGGTATCAATAGGCTTGCGTTCAAATTAAATAACTTGATTGAATAATTATTTAATTCATTCTCTTTTTCATATTTGTTAATTAAATCCATTAACTCCATTTTGCTAAGATTATTATAATCTTTTAAATTATATCCTTTACAAATATCAATAAGGTTAATGATATTCATTACTTTTTACTTTTAATAAAAATATTCTCAATATTTTGACTTTTAGGTTTCTCTAATTTACTTATCATTTTAGAAAGGTTAATTGAAGGTATTACTTTTTGAATATTTTTAACACCTTCCGCAGTCATTTTAGAAGAGGGCTTAACTAATTTCTTTTTTTTTTGAGGCATGATTACTTATTAATAATTAGACATATTATTTGATTTGTTTTCACATTCACATTTTTTAATACAAAATGAAATAATAAGTTCATCTATGGTAGAAACTGGTAATCTTTCATTTACAAGGTCGTGAAACCAAAAGTTAATTGAATTGATCTGCTGTTCTTGATTTTTCATTTCGTGCTTAACTGGAGTGTGAGGTTCATATACTTGTAATCCTACTGTTGGTAATGATGCTGGATCTGCTGGGTCAAGAGCGGTCTGCTGAGAAGGTGGTATTGAAAGTAAAACTGGATATGATGCCCCTGCTTGATTTGCTCCTGTTGATAATTCGGTTGTAATGTAATTTGTGTAATGTTTGATAGGTAAATCAGTATATATTTCAAAACCATCAGTAAGATAATCGTTGGTTGGAGTAAAACCAACACTAGCCCAATATACAACAACTTCACTATCTTTTGGAATTGTTATAGGTTGCTTGAAAAAAACTCTTGCTTGGTTTTCAACTACACTTGCTTTTAATGTAAAATTATATCTCATTTTATATATTAATACTTTTTAAAAAAAAGTAATACAAAAAACATTAAAAAAAGTAAAAAATTACTGAGCGCCAAGTAATGCTTTTGGGTCTAATCCAGCCTCTGCGGTAGTTTGTGCTACATCACTTTCACCAGTTTCTTCAACTTCTTTCTTATGATGATGTAATCCTTCAAATAATCCAACTAATGAAGTAATCACTCCGGCAACCTCGCCTACTGGACCGAGTGCGTCTAATACGGCACTCGCTGTGTCTAATCCTGCTGTTAATGCGTCTCCACCCGCTCCTGCTACTTTACTTAAAATATTATCAGATGCTTCACTTGCTACGCTCTTAGTTGCTCCTGCGAGGTCTTTTGCTCCTGTTTCAGTTAATTCACTAACATCGCCTTCTGCTCCTCCTGCTTCAGGTTCAGGTGTAGGTTTTTCTTCGGTTGTTGTTTTTTCAGGGTCAGCCTCTTCACTTGCTGTATTTCTTCCTAAATCTCCTGAAGGTTTTTCTTCAGGCTCACCTACATTACTATCATCAATTTTAGTTGTTTTTTCTTGTGGTATTGTATCTTCTTCTGTTAGACTACTTGGTTTTATAATATCTTCATCTCCCCCAGTTTTTATTGTGTCTTCTTCTGGTTCAGGTTCAGGCTCAGGTGCTTCTTTTTGTGCGTCTTCACTATTATTGCTTTTACCGTCTTCATTACTCTGAACTCTTTGGGCTTTCTTTGCTTGATATTTTTGGTAAATCTTTCTTCCTAAGTGATAGGCTCCAGCGGCGGCGGCGACTTCACCACCCGCAGATTCAATACTATCTTTTGCGTGTTGGAACTTTTCTTCAAGTGTGTTTGCTTTTCTTTCAGCGTTATCACTTGCCATCTCATTAGAGTGGCTGATGTTCGCATTAATATCTCTTGAATGTTCTGCTAATAATTCTGCTAAACTCATTTTATATATTATTATACTTTTAAAAAAAGTAAAAAAAATAAAAATTATATTTCAATTATTTCTTCTTCTAGTCCTAATCTCTTCTTTGCTACTTCAAATATTTTTGGGTCAAGTTCATATCCTATGAAGTTTCTTTTTAACTCCTTACACGCAACACCCGTTGAACCACTACCCATAGTTGGGTCTAAAATTGTATCTCCTTCATCACTCCAGTATTTTAAGAAGAACTCAAGAATATCAATAGGTTTCTCAGTTTGATGATGTCTTTTACCTATGAATACCTTTTGACTATCAAATACACTACAAGGTTGTTTTGGTGTATAACCATATGTTCCAAAATTATAATCGCCTCCTTTTTCCCAACCATATCCACTATCTTCTATTTTCCATTTATCTTCTTCTTCTAATACACTTGCTGGTAATTTGGGTTCAAAACTAGGCACTCTTGGTTTATCCATATATTCTATATTCCATCCGTGTGCTGATATGCCTTTTTCATTAATTCTTTCGTCTTCTTCTTCTAATACACTCGCAGGATTGGGTGGTTCAAAAACCGCTCCAATTTTTCCCATAGGGTTTCCGCTTTTTTCGGCTACATTTTTATCAATTCCATAACAAGTCTTTGCTTCCGCTTCTTCAATTACACTTGCTGGATTTGGAGGTTCAAAATTATTTGTACCTTGAGTGTTGCCTTTTGCTTTTACATATTCTTCATTACCATAACAATAATCCTTTTCTTCTTCTACTACACTTTTTGCTTTTTCTTTTTTTGCTGTTATTGTTTTAATTCTCTTATGGTATTTATCTCTATTATATTTTGGTGTTTGTTCGTAAAAGAAATAAACCATCTCGTGATTTCTCATAGGTCTATATCTACTTTGTAATCCGCCAGTCTTGTTGCGTTTCTTCCAAACCATATCCATTTTAAAACCCTTCTCCCAACTCTTAATAAGAGTGTATCCAAACTTAGTAGAACAAAAGTGAATACACGCAACTTTTTTACTTTTTCTTAATCTGCGAAACTCAGCCCAAAACTCTTCTAAGTTAATAATACTATCCCACTTACAATTTGTTTCACCATAAGGAAGGTCGCAAATAAATAAATCAATACTTTTGTCGGGAAGAGATTTCATCATCTCCAAACAATTACCATTAAAAATAGAGGTCGTCATATATAGTTAAACTAGATATTAATTTTCTTCAATTTCTTCAATTTCAGTTTCTTCAGAATCACTTTCACCACTTCCTTTTTTATATACAATTTCATCAAAATTGCGTCTCATTTCAAGGTCATTAACATTCATAAAACAAATATCATAAGGCTCTTTCTTACATTTTTTATAATTTTCAAGAAACATCTTCTCATTACCATTAGGTGCGAGAAAGTCATATTCACCGGCTATTTTTTTCAATTCTCTTTCAGCCATCTCACCTGCTATAATTATACCCATACTCATAGTGCGAGTAATTGGAGTAAGGAACTTATAATATTGAAGAGTAAGAATGATTGATAACATGCCTTCTTTTCCAGTATGATTATTCTTAATATGTCTATACTTTGTTGCTAAACTTGAAAACTCATCAATCTTACCATTCTTGCCTTGTCTAAATCCACTTGTAATTGCGTCATCTAACACCAAAAGATACCTATTGTCGTCTTCATCATTTTCAATCATTTCAACAATTGTTTCTAAGAGTGTTTCACTATATTCTTCAAATACATATTGGAAGTGGTCTATTATATGAGACATAGCCGGATCTGAGTAAGCGGTTGGAGATATTAATATTTTTATTTGGAAGTCATCACCATAAAAGCGGGGTGATAAACATAATGAGTTCAATAATGTGCTTTTACCAGCCTTCACCCTTCCAAGTATTGTAAGAAAGAAAGGAATAGGTAAAAGAGGATATTTATTTACAACATTCAAATTAGTTTCATCAATTTTAACTGGATAAATTGATAAGTCTTCTTTTTTTTCAGTCTTCATTACTTATATTATAATGAATTATTCTTTTTTCACTAATTTTACTATTTCACCTACTTTATTTCTAAGGTGTTCTTTTCCTTTTAAAATATCACTTCTCTTAATATAACTAGATAAAACAGAATCTAACTTATCAAACTCTTCTTCAGTATCACAACTTTCTAGACATTTGTATTTTAACTCCTCGAACTCATCGACTAATTTATCTTCTTCTGATTTTCTTTTATTTGTTTTTTCTTTTATCCGTGCTTTTGCTTTCTCTTGAGAGGTTAATTTTGCTTTTCTTGTTCTTTTTTGTTCTTGCTTCTCATTCTCAGCCTTTTCAATTAAAACCTTTTCTTCTTTCTTAGTGTCTTTTGCTTCAGCCTCTAATTTTTTCTTCATTTCTTCTTCTTGTTTTGCTAATCTTTTTGCTTTTATTTTTGCTCTACCCTCTGCGAGTGCTTTTTGTTGTCTCTCAGTTAATGTTCTTTTCTTTTTTTTTGGTTTCTTATCAAAGACTTCTTCTTCATTATATTCTTTTAATTGTGTAATTGTCTCTTCTGGGATATCATCAGTTTCATTTATATTTATTTCAATTTGTTCTTCGTTCATTTATTTCTCTTGTTATATATATCTAGAAAATAAAATGATTGATATATTATCATTTGGTTTAGGTATCGCAACTGGAATATTATTAGGCTTAGCGATAGGAAAGTGTCTCAATCTCTTTTGTTGTTGCTAGTCAAAGTTAATAAGTATTTTTCTATCACTTTTAAGAGGTATTGATAGTCTTTCAATTGAAATGATGTTGTCGTGAGATACACCGTGTATTTTAGTATAAATATTAAAAATTGTCTCTTTTGGAATATCAAAAGCCTTACTTATTTCTTTTATTGAATTGAATAATTTTTCTTTTTTTTTATTGTTTTCTATATAAACTACTTTATATTGGTTTTCCATAAAATAAGCCTAGAAAATAATATCCTTTATTGATATATACACTATGGGATACTGTTATTTTTGTGAAGTCGCTTGGACTGGTTATGTTTCTTACACTTACTTTTGTGAAAATTGTGAAAAACTCCGTCAAATAACAAAGATATTAGGGGCGGATAAAATAACTGATAAAATAGAGTTTCGTATCAATAATGATACTGAAATGGTTAAAATAGAAAACAAACAAGACACCGAAGGATCTGATGAAGGTGTAAAAACAAGAAGTAAAACTAAAAAGTCAAAGTCTTATTCTCAAGCGTTAATTTTTAACGCGTAGCGTCCCACCCCTTCTACTCCTCCGCTCCGCCACTTGCGAATATTATACTTAAGTCTGGTGTATTTTTAATCTCTTATAAATAACTAATATTTATAATACTAATTATATCCTTTAATAATAAGAAAAATAATATGAATAATAATGAATAATATGAATATATGAATATATAAAAAAAAAAGAATTACGCACACAAAAAGTTTGGTACGCGCGGGGGGGGGTCGCTATTTTTTTAACGTGTCGCGTTAAAAAATTGGAAGCCCCCCTTTTAAAAACTAAAAAAATATTTTAAAAACCGTTTTTTTTCAAAAAGGAATGGAAATGAACCAAAAAGGAATGAAAATGAACCGGAAATGAACCAAAAAGGAATAAAAATTGTTAAAAATTAACGCGAATGCGAAAAGTTGCGAAAAAGTTGCGAAAATCTCGGGGGGGCATCTCTAATTTTTTAACGCGAGTTTTTGTTAAAAATTAACGCGCGAAGTATGGTAGGATTTCACAATCAAAATGTTTGTATCTCATCGGCTTCCAATCAATCTTAATAGGACATAATTTACTCTTTGTTAATTCTCTTACACATTTTACTGTATTAGGGTATTTTTCAGCAATTCTATTAGCACTCTCAGTAAATGTTTCTTTTGTTCTCATGCCTTCTAAACCACCAGCACTCCAATTTTTACCACACAAAGGCATAAATCTTCCCATTATGAGATTTCTTCCACCGTTTTTATAATGAAAGTGTAATGACCTTTCAACATCATCTAGTAATGTTTCATATTTAAGTGATTTATCATTTACATTACCAAACACTTGACCATTAACTAGCATACGAGGTTTGAGTATTTTATTTGTTGAAGTCCAATAGTCATTACCCGGGTGTTCTAGTCCCCATAGTTCGCAATCTCCAAGTTTCATTTGTTTGAATGCGTTGTCTATAAAATCCAAAAGACTTTCAACAGTTTTTCTTTTTGTTTTTCCTTCTTCATTCAATACGACTTCATAAACTAATTTTACATCATCATCAAAGTGGGCTATTAATTGTCCTTCATCAAAATAATTTTTAATACATTCTTCAATTTCAGCCTTACCTTTCTTTCCAACCACATAATTATATTCATCACCACATTCTTTTATATAAGTCTCTTTTTCTTCTTCATTAGCAACAAAAATATAAATTAATTCACTAGGTATATCTCCTTTTAATAATTCAAGTGTGTGTGTTTTTAATTTTTCCGCTCTTTTATAACTTGGTATAACAACTACAAAATCCATAATGTGTATTTATAATATCACACTAGAAAATAAATCAGAATCAAATTAATAATTAATTGCGTTAAAATTAAACGCGTATTTAAAGAAAAAATATTTTAATATATTATCAATAAAATGTTGGAAGCAATCAATTCTTTTAATTTATTTAGAAATAATTATTGTGATTGGGATAGTCTAGATGAAGAACAAGCCGAAGCGGTGGCAAAAACTTTCAAAGATTTAGTAGCATTCAGTAATGGAAGCTCTGATCCCGTTGGACTAGGTGAAGTGTATTTTAAAAATGAGAATACTACAAAAGAAGTTTTTAGATATATGAGATATAATGACTATCTCAATAAATATAATGTTGGAATAAAAGTTGATAGTGATAATGACTTACGCCGATGGGAGGAGTGGTTAAGAGAGGGTTGTGCGGAGTATAATAAAAGAGTTATTATGAAATTAACAAAGGACTTAGGCATCAAAAAACAAGCCGAAAATTACACAAAAAGTTGTATCGCAAGACAAAAACACGCAACTTTTAAGTGTGAGGCATGTGAGGTACCTTGTTATACTAATAGTCCAAGTGTGTATCAAGCACATTTAAATACAAAATCACATATAATAGCAACTGATGGAGACCCCGCATTATATACTTGTAGAGGTTGTGGGACTGAGTTTGAAAATACAAAAGCAAAGTTAAAACACGAAGAAAGCCGTAAATGTATCGAATTAAGGACTTGTAATGACTGTGGGAGCCGTTTGAGTTCTAAACAAAGATACGAAGAGCATTTCATTCACGGAATATGTAATTCAAAACTCAAAGAACTTATCGCTAGTGGTAAGTTATGTTAATTTTTTTTCTCGATTATATCTATAATGGATTTTGATTATAGATTTGCGGTGGCTACATTTGAGAGACCTAGTATTTTCTCAAAAAATACCCTTAGTTTATTTTTAATAAATGGTATTGATTTAAATAAGGTTGATGTTTTTATTGAAAATGAAGAACAATTGAAAAAATATAAGCCCTTATGCGGAGACTTAAATTATATAATTACAAATACAAAAGGATTAGGAGAAAAAAGAAATTGGATAAGATATTATTACACTTATATCAATTATTGTAAATATGTAGTACAAATAGATGATGATATTGAATATTTTATAACAAAAACTGAAAGACCTTATGATAACCTAAAAAAGATATGTGATGAAGGATTTGAAGCGTGTGAAAAAGAAAATGCGTCAATTTGGACTATATGCCCTAGTGATAATAATTGGTTTTATAAGGATTATTACACAATAGATTTAAAATATTGTTGTGGGTGTTTTAATGGTTGGATTAATGAGAAAAATTATTGTCCCTATATGACTGATATGGAACATTTTGAAGATATTGATTGGACGCTCTTTCATTTTTTCAAAGATGGAAAGATTATTAAAAACTTCAAATATGGATTGAAAACAAAGTATTTGAACCCTGAAGGTGGAATGGCGAGTCAATTTAATGGAAACAAAGAAAGAATGAAATACGCTGAAGAACAAGCGGATTATCTTATGGATAAATGGGGGCGTCATTTATTCAAAATCAAAAGAAACAAACACGGTATCAATTTATTATTAAACAGGCATTATAAGCCTACTGAGGACGAGTTATTTTTTAGGAAGTCTCATAAGAGTAATCCCCAAATTAACACGCTTTTTCAATAATGGTGTCATTTTTATCATTTTACCTCTAAACTCAGTTTCTTGTCCGTCTTCAACTTTTTTTAACTTTTGTAATTCTCTTATTTTTAAAGGCTCCGCTTTCGCGCCTAATTTTAATTGTCTTTTTAATGATCCCTTTTTTAATTCATCAATAGGGATTTCATCTTCACTTACTTTCTTTTTTCTTGCGGTTTTCATAACTTCTTTTTCTTGAGAGTTTTTTGGTTTTGAGTAAGGCATGTAAGTCTTAATACTATCTTATAAAATTATTTAAACAATCATTAATACTTTTTAATAGATTAAATGGAAAATCATTATTGGGTAAAAATTAATGAAGATTGTATCTTTCATTTAAAATGTCTTTGTGATAATAATAAAAAAACTTGGCTAACATTATTTAATTTAATTAACTTTGAAATGGAGAATAAAAAGAGATTTAAAGTGTATTCAACTTTTGGTGGAAATAATTTATATATAACAGACGGCTCAGATATTTACTGGCTTCAAAGTGATGGAGACCCCGAGAGAGAAAGAAAACCACCTCCGCTTGATCCCAACCTTATTGTTAAAGTTGAAGGTATAAAGGTTGTTGCTTAATCGTGTAAAAATCTATAATATGCTAATGTTTCTTCAGTTATTGAATTACTTTCTAATAATGCTGAAAGTGTTTGCTCTTCTGTTATTCCAAATGAAAGATTGAATAATACAACTTCTTCTATTTCATCTATATTTAAATTAAGATTTGTTCTAAGTGGAGACATAGAATAATTATATAAAAAAATAATTGTATTTTTTAAATAAAAAATTATCATTTTACATTTGTTTTACTAATGTTGTTGAATTAAATGCTGATACATTCTTGATGTAAGACTGTTGTATTTCACTCTTGCTTCTTCTTGAGATTGGTAATTCACTATCGGCACTATTAACACCTGATTTCATTAAGAGGTCATAATCGGCGGCGCCACTAAAATTACTTGTTAATCCCATATTGTGTGTGTAATCAAGTCCTACACCTAGGGCATCACAAGCGGTTTGAAGACCAACACCATCTGTGGCACCAGTTCCGTCAGTTGTTCTATCAGCGTAATCTTCATCAAGACTATCAGCGGTTAATTTTAATCCGGCTACTGTTTTGGCTGCTAATTCACCATTAAGAACGGCACGTTGAAAGAAGTTGCGGACTTCGGCATCACCCATAGTTGAGGCTTTGTTTGAGATGTCTTTTGGTGCTAATGTGCCTCCAGCGTAAGTTGCTGTATCGAGCTGATTAGGCACAACTTCAATCTTGAAATCTTGTGGCTGACGGATATTGTTTTTGTTCTGCTGATAATCAACTAAACCACAAGGATTACGGAAGTTAGTTTGATTGAAACTACGGTTGTTTTCTTGGTCGTTATCTAAGAAAAGATTAACAACACTTCTTACCATACTAACATTTGGTGTGTATTTACTGTTATTGACTGATGAATTAACATCATTAATGAGATTGAAATTATCGTTTAATACAAAGTTATCTTGATACATCTGAAGGTCTTGTGGAGTTGGGACTAAAAGGCGACCCTGTAATCTTAAATCCTTAAGAATGTAATAAGAACCATCATTATCACATGCCGTCTGTCCGCTTCCAGTATCTCTAAATCTATCACTAAAAACTCCGTTTTCATTATTGAGTTCCATATGAACTTCAATACCACCTAAGTAATTTTGACCTAACATAAGTGGCTGAGAATTGTTAAGAAGTGCGGTATCAAGATGGAATGAGAAAGGCTGACCGTAGGCTTCATCATTAAGACTTGAAACATTTGAAACCTGACCTGATGCTCCGGTTCCACAGTTATCCATAGTTGCTATGTGTCTATTTAAAAAACCTGCTTTTGTTCCACCGGCACTTGCTCTAATCATAGGACTGATAAGGTAATCATCTTCATTATTTTGATATGCTTTTCTTACTGCGTTATACATAGGATAATTACGGATTTCACTAATATTAACACTTGTCTTCTTTGATGTTATGAAAATCTTTTTAACAACAGATTCTAAACCATTCCAATTACTAATATTTTGGTTAGCCATTTGAGTTAAGTTTGCTCCGTTGTTTGCTCCATAGTGTGGTGTTGTAATACTTGCTGTTCCGCCGTTCTCCATAGGAGTGAGTGGTGTTCCATCACTATTAACCATACATATACGTCCAGTTAAATACATTTCATCTGTTGGCAACATACGGTCTTGACTTGAAAGTGCGAACTTAACATATGAATTACCATTTTTTGGTGAAAAACCACCACTTAATACTGCTCCAGTTGATGACTGGACACTTTGGTCGTTGAGAGGAGGAATTGAAAAATATACTTTTTGACTTGGCATTTTTTTATATAATTAATTAACAATTTATTTTTAGTGAAAAAAATAATAAAAAATAAAAAAAAATTACAACATAACTTCTAATGTTCCATCTGCTGAAACTTCAACAACCTTTTTGCTCCATACATAATTATTAATCTGGAAGGGTGATGTTCTTGTTGTTCCATCTAACTGAAGACGGACTTGACCCTCGGCATCACGGAGATTGTAAAAGTATCCACGTTTTGCTAACTGTCTTGCTATTAAGAAAGTATTTGTGTAATATTCTAAGTGTGAGCCATCTGCGTTTCCTAAATCCTTTGCTTCTTTGCTAATGCTATCAAATGCTTTTACTAATTCGTGTAATGCTACAATACGGTCTTTCTTAAGGCGAGGGTCATATGCTCTTACTGGATATAATCGGTTATTCAAGAAATACTGAATACTTGTAATATCATTCTTGCTTGGGACTGATCCCTGAAAATAACTTGAATATGAGCCTTCTTCTTGGAGTGTTGTATCAACAAATGAAGACATAAGACAAACTGCTCTAGTTGCTACTGAATTGACTTCAATTTGATGTCTTGTTGCTGATGCTAAGAGTGTGCTAGTAAGATAATCATAACTAGTGAATTCGTATTTAAATCCATTACCCATAGATGCTATGACTTCCTGAGTTGGAGCGATTGAAAGAACACGCATTTGTGGTCTAACAATTGCCGCGCGAGTATCAGTTCTAAACTTAAGGTAAATATCAGTCTGTGTTGCTGGGATTGCTGTTCCTGTATAAACTACTTCTAATTTATTGCTTCCATTAATTGAAAGTCCGGTAATAACTGCGTCGCTAATTTCTGTTCCGGTTGTTGCGTCAGTTGCTCCATAAGTAATTGTAATAAGATTGCCTACACTTAAGCCAGTATCTTCTACACTTGCGAATACTTCTTCGGTTGCTATTGTGTTTCCACTTTCATTATCCGCAATCTGAACTCCGCCGTTTTTAACATTACTAGGAGTTTGTGTATTATCTACAGGAGAAAGGTCATACTCAGTTCCGGTTGATGAGACTGCTACTAAGTAATTAAGTGCGACCTTGGGGTTTTCTAAAGTCATTTCAATACGGAGACCACCAAATGCTAAGATGGGACAAAGGCGTTCATCATCCCACCATCTCAAAATACCAGCCTTAAGAGGAGTTGTATATCTTCTAAAAGAATACTGTTCTGTTCCATCACTTTTAATTGGTGAGAGAATTGTGTTTTCAACTTCATTAGAAAGTGGTTTGACTGGAGCGCCGCTGGCTATTGAGGCATAAACCTTGTGTCCGCAACCATTTAATGCCTGTAAATTGGTTTTATCTTCATATAAATACTGATGGTCTATGGCACACCACTGGTTATAATTCTGTAGTGTTTCGATGTGAGCGGAGTTTGCTAATGAGTAAATATCTACTCGGGCTATGACGGCATCAATACCAGCCATAGTGTTAAGAGCCAAACGGCGGTTATCACTACAAGTAGGGACAATATCAAAGGCTAAATGACTGTCTCTTCCTTTTACTAAACCTAAATTAGGGGGCAACTCCCAAATAATTTTTTGACCTGCTTTTAAGTCCCACTGTGTTCCATTTGTTGGAACTAATGAAATCATTTTTGATGATGCTTGAGTGTTAGACATTTTTTTATATATAGTGATAAGATATTTATTTTAAAAAAAAATAATTCATTATTTAAAATAACTAATGGTTTTTGATGATAGTAAGTTTCAATTTTTAATTGGTGCCTCTAGAAACGGCACTTTTGGAATAGAAGGTTATTCAAGTGATTTGATACCATATATGGCTTATAGTGTTGTAAATGTAAATTACAGATGTTCCGTACCTTCAACTCTAACAATTTTTCAATATTCTAGTGAGAATGATACACACCAAAAAACTGTTTTTCAAACAAGCGTAAGTTCTGATACTAATTTTTTCAAGCGTTTTGTTGTGAAAGGCATGTTCTTCTCAATTGCTATTTCAAATGATAGTGCGCCTTCTGTTATTGGTAATATACAATTATGTTCTACGCTTTCTCAAGATAATCAGTTTGCTTCATCAACTCTTCTTAATTCAAATATAGGTATTGTAGATGATACATCATTAATGAGATTAGGTAATAATTATGAAGTTGATTTAGTTAGAGGGATTCACACATCTTTTGAGAAAGTAAATGTAAAAGGCTTTTTAAGTCAAGCCAATCCAAGTAATGAAGAAACAATTGGATTAGAAGGTTATAATTTTGTAAGTGATACAACTGAAAGTCTTTGGATAGGCATATCAAGTAGTGATGACGGAACTTTTGGGTCAGGGACTGGCGCTCAATCAGTAAGAATAATTTATGTTGATACTAATGGAGACGAACAAGAGACTGATTACACTATTGGTTCATTAAATCCTACTCTTATCTATGATACTGGTATTGACGCAAGAGCGGTGAAAAGAATGTTTGTATTAACAACTGGTTCGGCTAAAAAAAATGTTGGTGAGATTGTATTAAGTAATACATCACAAACTATAACATTCGCAAAAATGGAACCCGCTGAAAACACAACACAAATGGCTTTGTATTATGTCCCAAATAATAAAAGATTGATTGTAAGAGATATTAATTTAAGTGGAACTGGCAAAAGCGGAGTTGTAAAAGTATATGAAAGAGACTGGGCTAATGGAATAAATTATACTGTTGGGGCTTTTAGAATAAATACAACTCTTACACAAATTACTTACACATTAGACGCTCTACTTACCGAGAACTTTTTGTTATTAGTTAATTTTGTCCCTGATAGCGGGGCTAGTGCTACCCAAACAGATATAAATGTAAATATTAACGGAGTTTTATGCCCCGAGATAAGTTCTTTCTAATTTATTTTCTTATGATTTGTATTCTATTAATTTAATTAAAAAATAATAAAATATGTTTTTATTTTATCTAATAAAATGTCTCTTATTTTAGCAAAAAACCCTTCAAATGAATTAACAGAATGTAATGTTAATAACGCCGGTGATTTAAAAGTAAATCTTAGCACTAGTTCAGCCACAATTGACGCAAATGTTGATATAACTGGAAACACAATTGGCTTAGCAACTGAAAGCACACTAGGAACAAGAGCAACTGAAGCAACATTATCAACAGTAAGCAGTAGTTTAACAACAGTTGTAGCACAAGAAAGCACATTAGCCGGTCAAGCCTTAAATGTCGCAAATATTGATACTACAACTTTTAGTATGGACGCTAAAATTACACAGGGCTATGACGCTCAGATCGCGTCAGGTGGCTCAGGTCTTCAGCAAAACTTAATGTATGGGCGTGATAATTCAGGAAATCTTGACGCTCTTAAAACTGATGCGTCAGGTCATCTTGAGATAACTGTTGATGATTTTGTAAAAGGTCAGGCTCTTATGGCGGCTTCATTTCCAGTTGTTTTAGCAAGCGACCAATCTTCAATTCCGGTCTCTACCGCTGGAGCAAATACCTCTAATAATACTGATACACTATCACCCGGAGCAGGTGGCACAGCAACCAGCACAGCCGTAGATATGGACGGATTTACTAATTTAACAATTTTCGGTAGTAGTGATAATAATGCCGACCCAATTGAATTAGAATTATCACATAATAATTCAACTTGGGTCAAGGATAGTTTTCATTACATAGCAACAGTCCCAAATGGTTCAAGTGTTAATTATTCAGTAAATATCTCTAATTCAGGAGCAAGATATTGGCGTGTAATTCAAACCGATACACTATCAACCGCTTTTACTCTAACCGTTCAATCAAGTAAAAAATAAATCCATTAACTCTTTTGAATTAGGGTCTTCTCTTTTTTCATTTTTCCATATTGTTTTTAAATCAAAAACACTTAATGGTGTCCCCAATTCTTTGCGTGTATAATTAATTAATCCATTACATAAGTTTGATTTACTTATTGGTTTTCCTACAACGGAGCAAATTAAGTAAGTCCCTCGTTTAAATCGTGAAGTGTATAATTTTAATATTTTGATGAATAATTCATCTGTTATTTTAAAAATCTTTCTTTTCACAATACTTAATTCATTTAATATCAAACTATAATCACCATTATTATTTATTATACTTACGGCATTCATAGGTGCGTCATCTTCATTAGCCCCTTCATAACTTATGTAATTAAGACTAATTAAACTGTTTAATCTTAAAGGATAATTCATTAATAATGAAAGTAATATTAAATTACGGACTTTTGTGTGCGAACATTCAACCAAATATTCTAAATATTTTTGTTTTACAAAAAGTTCTAATTCAGTAATACTTTTTTTAATATACAAATCAGGATATTCTTTCACACTCAATAAATCATTCAAACAATCATTATACATATTTATAACTTGACTTTCAGTTCCATAATACTCTAGTAATTTAATAATAAATTGTATAGTATTAATAGTAGTCAATAATGAATACTTTTTTTCTAATAAAGGTAATATCTCTAACGGCATTAATAAATCATTATAATTTAAGTTTCCTTCTTCACTATAAACTGGGTCAGGTAATACTCTATTTAACCTTTTTAATATTATGATTGTTTCTTCTTTTGTAAGGTTAATTTTTTTAATAAAATTATTCAATACATTCATTATAATAATGAACGAAAATAATGTAGATGAAAGGTCAAATGAAGCATTTATTTTAAACTTAAGTCAAGATTACAAAGAGTTAATTGATAAAAAAAATAAAGAGATTAAAAAACTATCAAAGCGACATAATAAATTATTCAAAACACTATTAATATGTTATTCAGCATTACGACAAGTAGATGATTTAATACAACCTGACGGCATAGTTCATTTTGACGATAAATTACAAAATATAATTGATTATGGAAGAAGCACCGCTTCACAAAATATTCACGAGTATTTACCTGTTGAGAATGATAGTGATGAAGAATCTGATTGATACGATTGAAAAACGGCTTTTATTATTTTTACTGGATTTTTTCAAAACCGCTTTCAAAATTGATTTTGATTTTACCCCGCCGTCTTAAGCACAAAAAGACCACCAGAACAACAAATCATGCCTTATATGCCAAAAGAACAATACATTCAACTCTCGAGCGGAGATAAGAAAGCCTACCATATTCAAAATATCAAAGATGAGATCCCTTGGGTGGATATCAAACAATATAGTCATAATATTATTGGACTTCAACTAGGAATGTTGAGAAAGTTTTATGAAGACGATAAAACATTTAATGGATTTGTAAGACTGATGTTCCCAGAATTAAAAGCACTTGGTTGGAGACAATACTGGGATGAAATGGAATAAAATTATCTATCAATTAATTATAAAATATGTTAATCAAAAAATCAGTTTTAATTGAAGAATGTAAAAAGTTAAATCTAGAAAATTACAGTAATTTAAAAAAAGATGAATTAATAAAATTATTAGCCGAGAACGGTGTCAGAATCAAAGTAAGTGGAACGTAATTTCATCATCACCTATTTTTTCTTGATACACTACTTTTATTGTATTAAGTTCTTCTTGGATTTCATTTCTTTCTTCTTCATCAATTTCATTTTTATAACACGGAAGACACATACCATTTACTTGGAACTCATCAATAGCATCATTATAGACAAATACAATATATTTCATAATAGTCTGTTCTCCTTTTATTTTCTTATCGCAACACTCACAAAAATACTCGATACAGTCAGTAATCATTCTTTTTATTCTTTGATTGAAAACAAAAAAATCAATTTCAATTTTGTCTCAATTTCAAAATTAATTACGAGTATTTTTATAAATAATTGATTACTTACTTTTTGTAAGAATGATAGAGTTTCTTTCCATCATCATTCCGCCATTTGAAGTATCCATAATCAGCAAGTTTTCTACAAACATATTGAAGAACTGAACTTTGGATAATATCGCTTACAACTTTTTCTCTCCATTCTTTTTCTTCATCAACTTCTTTGTAGAGTTTCAATAATTCTTTTGAAATCTTTTGCCAGTCATCTAGTGCCGTCCAAGTATTTATTTTCGCTTGAGTAGCAATACTCCAGTGGAGTTGAGCCAACGCTTTTTTCTCTTCTAGGCATTTTTCATTTATCTTCACTTGAATATTTGGTTCAAGTGTTTTTACTGAACCATCTTCTCCAATATCAATTACAGATCCCAAATATTGTGATGGAACTGATTTAAGTAATTCAATCATAGGGTTTTCTTCATCTTTTTTAATCCTTACATTATTTTCTTCAACAATACGCATATTGTATGAAACCCACCCTTCAATATCCGCACGGAGTTGTTCCTCAGTATCGATAGGCATAGATTTGATTACATCAAATGTCATCGCTGTAATGAAGGCTTGTTCTTTTTCGGTTGTTTTGAAAGTCATTTTTTTGTCTCGAGTGTCTTGTATTTGTTCTTAAAAGGAGGGGTAAAAATGAAAATCAATTTTGTAAAATCTCAAAAATTAATTGCGACAATTATTAAATCAAAGTTCTTTAAGTCCATTTAAAAAAAATATATTACATTTAATTGGGTCTTAAATTATTATC